TACCTTCATACATCATCGTCTCGCCAGATTCAGTGCCAACCACTTGATCTCTAACTTCAATATACTCATTGTATATATCTGTATAACCTCTATGTTGAGTCGAGTCCGTATTATGTCCCTCCAATAATCCTATAATTTGACTACGATATCTATGTTTTGTTTTATCAAGTAAATGTGTATGTAGATCTTCAAACTCATCTTCCAATTGCATTAATTTAGAATATCGTTCCATCGATCCATTACCAGTTGTTCGTGTTAGATAATCTAATGTATCAATATAATTATCAAGTTGCGTTGGCGTATCTGTCAAAGTTCCATATTCCGAAACTTGTTGAGTTTCATATAACGGATTTTCTGCAGGAGCTGATAAATCTCTATTCCAACTAACACCTTCATTAAATGGTATCCTAGTACTAATTGCATATGCTAGTCGATTATTTTCCATTAAAGACTCTACAAGCGTATGATCATCAGGATTATATGGCACTCCATTAGGATGTCTGTACATTAAATTTTGAAACGTACCAGGACCAAATATTGTAACAGGCGAGCCTGGCGCATGCCAAAACTTATTATTGTATATCCATTTAGCTAATCCTTGATCTAAATAAGTTAAACCTGATTGTGGTAATAACAAAGCCGATCGGAATAGATTAGAATCAGAACCCAAATCTTCTCCAGTACTAATTCTTTCAGTTATAAAAGAATTAGACCTTACATCAGGTCTATTATTGGATACCAAGTAATCTGCATTTGTATTGAATATTAATTGGACATCACGTAAAAACAGCGTCCTTTGTGTTTCTAATCTAATTAAATCGTCTTGCATTCCTTCTGGAGTGTATTGGCCAGATAAAACCAAATTGATTTCAGATAATGCATCATCTATATCTACATGTATTTGTGCCTTAAGAGCATCTAATTGATATTGTTCATTTAATTGATCTTGTAAGTCATCAAGCTCTGCTAATGCATCTTGGGCTAACTGATTAGTTGTTCCTGTACTATAATATTTAACCGACCCGGCTGGCTCATATGGTTTCATATATTCTAAATCAAATGGATTGCCGTTATTAGAAATATCTAAATAGTTTTCATATTCTGATCTATTTAAAATATTTTGACTAGTAATATGAGGAAAATCATTCCACCCACTTAAAAATCCATCATGATTTGTTATTCCTCCTCCGGTTTGTTGTGAACCATTTTTCTTTCTAATTGGACCTGCATATGCTGCTTCAAAATTTGTAACTCCTCCTGCCTTAAACAAATTTATAATAGCAGGCACTCTTGTTGATGGTATATCTGCTCCAAATCCATTAACTTCATTATACATTCTTAAAACATTTGTATCATCTAACCATTTCCAATAACCTAATGTCATTATTCTAATTGCTGCAACATCGCATCCAGTTGGTTGTCCAAAATTGGGATTAGGTTTTGCATCATTGCCGACTGTCTCGGTGTTATCAAAGAAAATATCATATATACAAGCTTTACCTTCATATATTGTACGTAATTTTTCTTTATAACTCTGACCTTCGTACACTGTCTGCAAATACGGAGTCCCAAATTCATTTACCTCATTAGCTTTATAATAATCAGCTGGATCTCTTACAAAAGGTGCAACAGGTCTATATCCGGATTGGAATCTTATTTGATACCCCCATCTTGTAGCTAAACTAGGTTGTGTTTTAGTGGCTCTATCTAATTTATACTTCTGACGATCATCACTAGTTGCATAACGTATATCTGAATAGTCTAGGCCACGTTCTGCCAACATTACTTCTAACGTTTTATAAGATCGAATAGCATACTCTTCTCCTCTTAAGATATAATAGACTAATCCTGGATACGTAGGATTGGCTGCTACTTCAGCAGCTTCTCGTATAAAAAGATCATGTGCATCATTCGTATTGAAATCTACTGTAGATATGAATATATCTGTTTCTATTTCTCCGGCCGGTGCTTCTGTTACAGGTACTTCAGAACTGAAAAAGTCAAAACCTTGATCTAGAAGTTCTTGTGTTCGTTCTTCCATGCCGTTTATAGGCTCTATCGACACTAAAGTATTTAATGTCAAAGACTCTTTATTAACTATCTCTGATGTATTAATATAAAATCCTCCATCAGCTGTCCTTGGTGTTTCTATAGGGTCTTGTGGAGCATCTTCTATAGGAGATTCTGGAGCATATAAAGTCTGTCCATTTTGATATGCGGCAATATCCGGATACTGCGTACGCATTATATCAATTAGTAAATTTTTTAAGCTTACCGAATCTTCTGCTGTTGTTTTACCGCTTGCCATATTATCTCACTACCTTAAAGTAAAAGTCATCAAATGTCTGTGTATCATTTGTTCTTCTACATGTTAACTTTATTTTATAATATCTTTCTGGCATAAACGAATCCATTCTTAAATTGAAATAACTGCCATTACTATCATTACTTATCTTTGTTGTTGAACTGCTCCATATATTTTCATCTTTTATAATAACATCATTTGTTACAGAATCAATAATTTCATATGAGCTTGATGCAGGAAGCCTATCATTTGTTAGATAGAATGAAGACGTAACATATGATTTAGTTGGAAATTCTGGTCGAACTCCTATTCTAAATCTTGCAATCTCTGATGTTCTATATTCTGATTTAATATTTTTAAAATATGGTACATATGTATCAGATGATATTGTACTTGTTCCACCTGCATTAACTATGTCATCCCAACATACTTCCAATCTTGGAACAAATATTGTATGAGATTCTCTACCAAAGAATTTCAATGAACCTAAAACTTCTCCTGATCTTTCATCTATTCTGCTACGTTTAACCATAAACCCATAATTTGGTCGGTCTCCATCAATCCATCCTTTAACTATTGAAGTTACATCCATTCTTACATCAGGTGATTGATTATTAAAAATCTGACTAGTCAGTTCAGCATGTCCTTCTGGTCCAAAGCCATTATCTGCACTAAGGAAATATGTACCACCACCTTGTAGTTCACTAACTCCTACACCATCGACATTACTATTTGCTGAACCTGTATTCCATGCTGTTGCTGCATCTGCCTTTGCATCTCCTCTTCGATATAACCATGATGCTCCAATTCGAGCCTCCGGTGAATCAGAAAATGTACCAGTGCCATTATCCCATGATTCTGAAACAGGATAAGCAAATAATTCATATTTTTTAATTAAGTCGGATGCATCTGTTGCATGTAAATTTAAATAAACAGATGCCGATAATGGTGCACTAGCTAGAACATTATTTATCTCAGGAATATCTCCTGCAGCAATTGATTGAGATAATGATGTTATCTCATTTCCAAAATCAATTAATATTCTTGTATTATATGTATTAGCTTGTATACCTAAATCAATTCCATTTTCAAAAGATCGTGACCCCGATGCAATTTTTATTAATTCAATCACTTGGTCAACGCCAGTATTTCTTTCTGGTCGTCTTTCGTATAATGTTGTATCTTTCTCTGCGTAATATATTCTATGCATATTTTTTCTCCTATGGCTTAATTATTCTACCTTTAATATCTGTTTCTGGATATTTAATTTCAAATATCATTGGGTCTAATGATGGATAGATAATATTATTTTTCGTAGATGTATCTATATCATAGACAACGTTAGAATAACTACCTTCAACTTTATTATAAATTGTCAACTTAGCAACACTTTGTACTCCATTAACACCATCTAATTCAGACACAATTGATGATAAATTAATACTACCGTTAATTTGCATCCTATCAATATTAAACATCTTCTTTAATCGATCGATACAATTTATAATAACTTCATTTGAATTTGAATCTGGTCTTGGAACTATTTCAAATTCAATGCCAATATTTACTATATGTGCTGCTTTAATATTAATAGCATCTGTTAACATTCTAAAATTAGAAAGATAAGTACGTAAATTTTCTTTTAGTGCATTATTAAGTGCTAATAATTTACCATTGGTATCATACCCTAATACATACAAATTTAATGCTAATTGATTTGGTATAGTATCGCGAGGATATAATTGATCCATAGTATCTTGTTGTGTATCTTGTATTACATATGCCTTTGCTACCGTCCCAAATCTGGCCGGCATTGCATAGCATCGAGCAATATAATCTTCTCTTGTTACAGCTCTGTTTTGAGCAGCAAACGCTGATATAGCATTTTGTCGAATTGCTTCAACACTCTCTCGTTTATTACCACCCTGTCCAGGTTCGGTATTATTAACAGCTAATGTAGCTTTTGTATCTGTTAAATTTATAGTAGGATTATCATTTAAGAATACTGGATCTATTACTTTTACTAATGTATTAACAGGCACATTATCTGATACATCTCCTCCTACTGTATATGTTATAGTTAATGTTTCATTATTAGGAGCTAATCCATATGTACTAGTTGCTAAAAAGTTTGTTGGGTCAATTGCAGATGTTGTCGTTCTTCGTAAGTATTCTAAACCTGCTCCAACATTTTTTGGATTAGGTATAATTTCTTCATCAGCATCAGATGATATCCCTGCACCAAATTGAAGTTCAGTACGTAAATCACCTCTAATTCGTGCTACATATCTTCTAGGTGTTTTTCTTAACTTTAAAATATATGGTACTGTTGATCTAAACTCTGATAGTTCTGGATCATTAAATGGAATATTAGCAATATCTTCAAATATAGTATCTTGTGCTAAATAATCAACCTGACTCCATGAATATCCTGTATCACTTGATACTGATAATATTTCTAATACATTATGTTCTGGTAATAAAATTTTATCATATTGTTTTGGGTCTTCAAATACAAAATCTTTTACTAATTGTTCTCCGGAGACAGCCGTCACTTCTTTCCTTAATGTAAATCTAGATGGCTCACCAGATGCATTTAATTCATATACCGATACATCTGCATTATCATTGAAATCAACATTTTGAGAAGTCCGGAACGTAATTTTTCCATCTTCATCTGTAATATTACACCCACTCTGAAGAGAAAGTGCATATCTATAATCAGGTGCTATATTGTTACCTGATCCTATAGCCGGTACTAATTGATACATACTTAATTTTACTTGTGATGGAGTACCTACTTTTGGCTTATATCCAAATAAGTGAGAAAGTGCAATCACATTTGAATCTTCTTGTGCACTAGAAAGCAAAGATTCTCTAAAATTTTGATCTGAATAGTATGATAATACATCACCTACGTAGGATGCCATTTCTATAAACATCATACCTGGCGATGATTCATTGAAATCTTGATATGTTCCTGGAAAATATTGTTTGGCAAATGTTATTAAATTTTGTCTAAATTGACTAAAATCTTTACCTAAATATCTAACGTCTTTTTTTATTTGTGCCATTCTTTATCTCCTTAATATCCTCCTGATGCAAATACATCACCAAATGTATCTACGGCTGTTAATGCAGTCGGAAGATTTGATGCTTCAGAAACAACATTAATATTTCTTTCATTTGCTAATACGACTATTACACGGTTAGCGCCAGTCACTGTTACTGAAAAATTAACTTTTATTGCAAATGTATAAACTTCAACATCACGTACTATATCAACGCCTTGCAAATTAATATATGGCAACCATTTATTAATTGCCTCTGTTATAGTTTCTTTTATAAATTCTTCTAAATTTAACGTATTAGGTTGGAATACTGCTTCTCTTATTTTTGTTCCAAATAAAGGTTGCATAAATCGCTCACCCATATTTGTTGCCAATAAATTTTTTAAATTACTAATAGCTTGTTCTTCTGTACTATATGATTGAGCAAATACACTAGCTCCACCTTTTGTAGTTTTATAATCTTGTCCTACATTACTAGATTGTCCTAGGATTGAATTTAAATTAGTATTATTTGCATGAGCTGCTTTATTCATAGGCAACAATATACCAACTCCTTGTTGTTCTCCGATTTGTATGGGTGCTATTTGATATATCGTTCTTGACACTATTTTTTACCTTTTTGTTTATCTAATTTATTCATTGCTTTCATTACTCCAGAATAATCTTTTGTCATAGCATTTACTGTTGAAGCAACATTTTCATTTGACATATCAATACCTTCGCCATTAATTCCTTTTGTTGCTAAAGGCCTCTCAGATCTCATTGGAGCTTGTCGTTCCATACCAAATGATTCTGCCATTTCTGATTTAAAATTCATTGACGAATAATCTACTAATTCTTGTGATGCAGGCATTGCTGCCGTCTCATTTAATAAATCATTTAATAATGGATTTTTTGTGAACTGCTTTTTTGTAATTTTTTGATTAGATACTTCTGGAGTATTCATTGCTTCATGAAGGCTAATGTTTTGTTGTTGAACATTTTCTTCATTTAACATTGGTTTAAGTTCTTCTTTAATAACGTTACGAACTTCTTCTCTAATTACCTTACGTAATAACTTTATAAATCCTTGTGTTTTCATTGATAATTCCCTTTTTAATAAATATCAGTTAACTTCAAATTAGGCTATAGCAACCCATGGAAAAGGTATAGGAGCTCCGGCCGACCCTGCATTTGGTCCGGTGAATATTCCACTAACTGATGCTAGATGAGTAGTAAACGCGCCTACTAGCCCAGATGCTACTCCAACAGCTGAATTTGCTTTCATTGCAGAATATATTTGTGGTATAGGAGGAACACCCGGAAATGTTGTAATATTTGCTCCTGATATCCATGATGGAGGTGGTACTGGACTAAATGACATCCCTGTCCAATATAATGATATAGCAGATCCCGCAGGAGCCCATATAGCAGGATTGCTCGGAACTCCACCTAATGCAGTACCCAATTTAAAGGACGCTTCAAACCCTTTAGATATTATTTGAGCTGACCCGCCTAAAGGTGTTGCCCCTGGAACCATTAATGGCATTGCAGAACGTACTGCTTGATGATATAATGTTCCTATCTTCTTAGCAGTTTCTGATGTCCCGGAAGCTTTATTACTTGTAAGATAATTTACTAATTGTGATTGAAATGAGGGCCAAACTGCAGGCATAATTACCCTTTCATTTTTTTAATAACATTTTTCAATTTAGTAATTGAATTACGAATTGATTTTGTTTTTGAAGCACCAGCAGATGCCTTTCCTTTAGATTTAATAAACGATCCAGCATTAGTTGGTGGACCAGATGGCCCAACACCAGTAGGGTGTATAGAACTAGCATTAGCTTGAGACACGGCACCTAGTTCTTTATGTAATTTTTCCAACTCTGTATTTTGTTTAATTACCTCCTCCATAAAATCTAACATAGTATCAAAAAACTTATCCATATCGCTATTCCAACCTTTTGTTACTATTTTAACATCTTTCTTAGCTATTAATAAGATTTCATCTTTTTTAGCATTTAGGATAATTCTATCTGACGATGCAATCATTTGAGGTTTTAAATAAACAGATAGTTTTTCAACCCCCTCTCCATATTTCTTTGATGTCTTTGCTAACTTCATACTAATCTTATGATCAGATGACATAATAAAAATACTATCAGTGGTATCAGGATTTTCTAATCCATATGTTGGGGTTGAAAATGATTTGCTAAGTCTACCAACTCCAATCTTTGCAACAGCAGCAGGTCCTCCTTTTTTATGGCCATTGGATATAATTGTAATAGGAGAATTTTGTTTACCTTTGTAAAATGCTTGTTTAGCATATTGCATAGTATTTCCTATCATTGAAGAACCCAATCTAATTGATTGTCTATTACGTCCTTCTATTATTAAATCACCCTCATATGGCTGTAATTTAAGTACATCCTTTTTCTCTGTAAAGTTATCGCCCGGCTTGTATCTAAATTTACCTGCTGCAGCTGCACCAACAGAAGCAGCTAATCCCAATCCTCCTCCTCCAGCTTTTGATACATCCATTGACCCTGGCATAGGATTCAAATGATTATTACCATGTATAGAAATTGGACCTAAATAAAAATATGATGACGCCATTGTCCCAGGATTTGTCATACTTGATGGTCCTTTAAGGACTGCAATATGTTCTCCTACCAATGGCACTTGTTGAAAATTAAACATAGGAAATGCAAATCGTTCGATCCTAGGAGATCCTCCGGTTTGCTTCGACGCTAATCGAATCTTTACAGCACCTAAATTTAACGGAACACCTAATTTGCTCCGAGATGGTTTAAATGCCTTGTCTATCCCTATTACTTCCGCTGTCTCTACTGACATCTGATATCTCCTGTGTTTGTTCTGGCTTGTCTGTTTTTAATTTTTCAATTTCTGATTCTGCCTCTTCAATAAGTCTAGATCTTTCTTCGTCAGTTAGACCAAACTCATTCCCATCATCATCTTTACTTGTTGCACTCATTAGTCGTTGTACAACTGCTGCCAATTTTACCAATGCATCGTCATTCTTGACAGAAACTTCAAGGTAATCTTTAATCATGGGTACAATAACTGTAGCATCGCCTGTATTTTTTATCAATGGTTGAAGTTCTTTTATCAATCCATCGATTTGACGACCTTTCTTTTTTGAATTATGATATATATCACGCATCAAGTCAGAAAAATTTGTACCTTTAAAGAGTTCGTATTCGTTGCTCATATAAGTCCTTTAATATAAATATAAGAACTATAAGATTAGCAGCTGCCTATTATATGGCCACTTTTATTATAAATAGACCACATCTTAGCATAATCTCGTTTCATTACATTTATTACCTTAGTAATGTTTTGGGTCTTAAGACCGGTTCTTTCTCTGATTAAAATATAAAGAGCCTTCTTATTAAAGTTTTCTATATTATCTCGCATACGAAATAATTCAATAATAGTATCTGCTACAATAATATCACGTTTATTTGAAAAGACTCTATTAAGATTGTCATCATACCAATCACACCATTGATTAGTAAAATCTTTTAATGCTTCCTGATGATCATTTAGTGCTGCTTCTCCGGCTAAGTTCCTAGAATCGTCAACAACACTTAGTTCTGATCGCTGCTTCATTTTTGCATAGTTAGCATTATTTTGTATAATTAGATAGTTTTTAGCTACAATTGAAAAATATGAAAATGCTTTACCTTTACCTTCTTGAAATTTATTTATCTTTTGTACTAAAAATGCTACTACTTCTGCTTTAACATCTTCATACGGTACATCAAAATAACTAAATCTAAATGTATGATAAATATTTTCAACTAATTTATTAAATGGATAATTTATATAATCTTTAAAAACTCTATTTCTTTTTGACCAACTAGGTTCAAAATTATATGCAATAATTGCTTTGTCTGTTATATATGTAAAGTATTGTTTTTTACTAGGTTTTCTTCCTCGGCGCTTTTTAGGACCATTTTCTTCTAGGTCTTTCATTTCTTTAGCATGCCAAATATAAAATTTATCTACAGGTGATTCGCCTTCCGGATATGTAATTTCTATTTCTTCTTGTTCTGTCATTAAAAGCCTCTATTTAAGTCATCGTATATATCTTTAAGTTCTTTAAAGGCAAATCCTGTTTCATCATCGGATTCAAACGAACCTAATCTATCAATCTGTTTAAGTTTAGAATGAGATGTTCCAATTTGAGTTTTTAACTTTGCAAAAAAATTATAAAACTCGGTATTTGAATTTTCCAATTCCTCAATATATTCAGATTGAGATTCTTGTTTACGTAACTGGTTAATATTTACGACAACTGATGCCGTTAAAACTACTGATAATACTATTATTGTTGTTAACATTATTTATCTCCAAATAAATCTTTAAACATTTCCTGTGCATTTACACTAGGTTCTGATAATCCTTTTTTTGCATATTGCTTTTTAATTGGCGCTGATTGAGTTGGTTTATTTTTATACCACATTTCAAATTCAATTCTAGCAGCCATACAATCTGCTTGATGCATTACATATCCTAAATTAGTCTTTAATTTAGAATCTGCTGTCCTTGACATAAAGTAAGGTTTATTACTTTCATCATATAACCCATCTGTCAATTTTATACCTAGCATTTCGTTCCAAGTGATGCTGATATTATAATGTTGCAACAAATATATAGATAGGTCATTTACGAGGCTAAAATCATTGTTAGGATTGATTTTATACATCTTTCCTTGATTCTTTCTATGCCACTCAGAATCATTAGGAATATATATTTCATTACCTTCTCCAGGAAATCCCATTTTACCTATATCATGATTCAATGCAACAAAGATCAACTCTTCCATTGTATATCCATCACAATCAGATCCCATTCCTTTCCATAACATATATACTTGTTTAGCACATTTAACTACTCGCAATACATGGTCTACATATCCACCTTCAAATGCATTATGATAATGATCGAAACTAGAAGCAGGTTGCATACACATCCTTTCTTCCATGTCCATATACATTGCTTTTAGTTTATCTTTTCTTTCACCTTCAAAGTTATCATCAATAACTTTTATTAGGTCATTCCAATTTTCTACTATTTGTTCTGCTGTTAATTTCATATTTTATATAATTTGATCTATTACACCTATTTCTATTAATTCATCTGCTGTCAAAAAACAATCTGATCTCATTTTGTTTTTCCACCATTCAGCATCCTTATTTGTTTTTGCAGCTAACATATCATATATAATTACTTCTAAACTTTTAACATTATCTAGATATGCCGTTATATCACTCATTTTACCTCCAAGGAAGCTCGATGATTGATGAAACATTACGGTTGAACGTTTACTCATCATCCTTGACCCAGTACCACATGTTAATATAATAGCAGCTGCTGAAAATGCTCTTCCTCTACATATTGTATTAACTTTAACATCTAATGATTCTATATAATCAATGATACCAAACATTTCATAAATATCTCCTCCTGGACTATTAATCATTAAATTGATTGGGGCTGATTTATTTTTTCGATGTTGTAGTAAACTTCGCATACGAATAATAAAATCTGTCAATGTATGATCATTAATTTCATCATTAATAAAAATAACTGAATCTTCATAATCTAATAATGTACCTAACTGATTATGTAATGCCTCATATAATTTTCCTTGAGGTTCTTCTACTACCAATGGTTCTTTCTGCTGTTTTTCTTCGTATATACTCATATAATCTTTTCTAATTTATTATAATATAAAGAAAATATTTCATAAGTCCAAAGATTATCGAATCTTTTTCAATTGTCGATTCAATCTTTTTAATTCTGAATCACCTTTTTTTAGATCTTTTTTGAATTTTGCTTTTTTAAGATTGCCTTTAACTAATGCCATTTGTTCATAAATAGCATTCTTAAGATCTATTTTTTCTTGTTTAGATAATTTCTTTTTAGGAGTAGTGTCAATCTTAGTTGGTTCTAATGTACCTTTAAGGTCGACCTGTTCCTTACCTTTATGAAATACATTTCCTTGTGGGTCTACAAACTCTTTCATAAACTGCCACCCTCGAGGTCTACCTTTTGATACATACCCACCCTTTATCTCAGGCGGACCTACCGTCTTATTAACACATCGCCAACATAGTACAGCTGTAACATTTGCATTTGTTTCAACCCATTCATTACATCTAGGATGTTTTTCTAGAAATGACCATAAGTTGTAGTTAGTATCTGCAATACTATTTCGACATATCATTAATGTCTTACCATCTTTTCTTTTTGTCTTAAAATTGTGTTTTGTAACTTTTTTCTTTGCCATAACTTATTATTTAATATTAATTCCAATAACCATTATTCCTTTCTTCAGGTGGGTTATCATCTTCTGGTTTTTGCTTTTCTTTATAAATATCTTCTTTGGGTGTAGCTAAAATTTCTTCATTCTTTTTGATCATTTCTTCTTGATCTAATTCTTCATCTTCAATAACTATTTCTTGGTGTGCCCAATCGCCTAAAGGTTCCCGCATGTCAGGAACTTCATTTGGGATATTAAAATTATCTTCTTTAGATTTTATTTGTGTAAATGCAAAATTAGCTGCTACTACCATTGCAATTGCTAATGGATCGAATACAAATATAATTAATAGTAAAAACCAATTAACAACTTGTCCCATATCCTTACCAGTTGTTTCTGATAAGTATTTAAGTGGACCTAGTTCTCTTTGTTCTTCATTACCAATTTCTAGATCTAATAATTCTGTATCAATTCTCATAACTGAATCCATTACAGCTTCTAATCTTACATTAATAGTATCTCTATCTGCAATAGTACTTTTTAATTCTGATTGTAATGCTCTTCTTGTAGAACTAGATGTTGTTGTAATTACTTGTTGTGCCGTTTCATCCCAATATGATACTGATGTTGGATTTGAAAGTGATTTTCTCAAATCAGAAATGGTCGTATTCAATTGTACCTTTTCTAAATTAAGATCTGTCTTCTGTTCTTCAAATCTATTTTGTTTAGTTTGTAATACAGCTAATGATTTATCTAGGAATTCTGATTTGGTTGCTGTTTCCTGATAGGCTCCAGATAGGAATCCATATATACCACCACTTGTAATTATCATTAAAACAAATACTGCTACAGATAAATAAAATCTTAAGAACTTATTTATTGAGTCCCAATATTGGTATAATAATGATGCACAAACTAATTTGGCAAATTCTAACGACCCGGCCATTATTATTACTTGCAGACTCGCACCTGCAAATAATTTACTCAATCCAAATACAGAGTAGAATGCAGCAGAGCCTGACACGGCAAGTGCTGCTAATCCTATTATAAATGGAAAAAGTCTTTGTTTCATTTATTAGCTCGCGGTTACTCTGTCTATTGCAAATTTTAATTTTTGTCGAATAGTTCTAAATCTATTTCTGATTTCAGTAGGGTCAATAGGTCGACCTTTATTAACTGCATCATCAATTATTGCAATCATATTGTCAGCTTCATCTAGCTGTCTTAATACATTTTCTCTGTCTTTCATAGTAAAACTTCTTTTTTATTTTTATTATTATACGCATAAATATTACGATATTCTAAAAGTGCCAACTCTTTTGCCTTAGCTTCTATTACAATATCTATATCAAGTCCGTAAGTATTAATTTCATCTCTAATATAATCAGAATGTGCTTGTGCTCTAATTTTAGGATCTTGAAATTCTCTTGCTCTACTTTCTGAATAATGTGTACACTGTCTAACATCATCAGGCCATGTAGTTGCGGCTAATTTTAATGCTGCTTCTTCTGACATCTCATCTGGATGAAATGAATGGTGGTGGTAATCAAATGTAATTGGAATACCTATTTCTTTATGAAAATAATGATATAACATTTTTGTTGACCACATACTAGGCTTGTCATCATTTTCTAATACTATTCGTTTCTTACAGTTATCAGATAATCTATGCCAACCTGCAATCCATCTTTTTGATGTGCCTACAAAGTCGCCACCATATGAACCACCAACATGAATATTAATTTTATTTTCAAAGGAAGGCTCAAAACCCATAATATCAAATGTCTCAGAATGTCTTTCAAGACTTACAATTGTACGCTCTACAACATCTAATTTAGGAGAACCTAAAACATTAAATGGACCTGGGTGAGTTGTTATACGAATTCCATGTTCACGTGCATAGTTACCACATTCTAATAATTTTTTTGATATTTCATTAAACTGAGGTAACTGATGTAACTCATATTGATCATGCCATGGAAATAATTCAGAACCTAATCTAAATAATTTAATGTTATGTTCATTATTCCATTGTAGATAATGTAACAAGTCGTTTGCATTTAATAATGTCCTCTCGCCTAATAAATGTAAATCCCAATCTTTCGGATCTTCAGATCCTTTCTTCCAAGTCACTTTTCTAGCAGTCCTTGATGTTGTTACTCTGCCTCCTAATTTTTTAGGTCGGTTAGTTAATGTCATGTTAACACATGCATAACCCAATCTTACATTTTCTTTCATATATTAATATAATAAATTTATCTCGTAATTCCTAAACATTTCTACCATTTTCATAAACATGTTTTACCGTCGGAAATCTTAAACTCAAACCTCCTTGTTGATTTTTAGTTTCTTCAAAATATTGAACGGTAATTGTCTTGCCTATAATTAATTCTGGATTAGCTTCATACTTTAATCTTTGCTCTTGATTCCATCCTGAGCCAACTTTTACTTCATGTCCTTTATGATTAATATAAGCTTGGGCCATCATTCTAACTACCTCTTCCCTTCCTTCTCTTATAATTCTATGATCTTCAAAATCAATACTCTCAACTTTATATTCCGCGTCATAAAACTTTTTTACTTTCAATAAATTTTGAGATCTTTTACCTTCATAACCAACATTTTTTCTCAACATAACTCCTTCATGTCCTTCCTTTTCTGCTTTACTTTTCAAAGCAGCAAAATGATCATCATCATTAACAACCACTTGCTCTAGAACTGATAATGATTCTTGATCTTTTATTCTTTCATCTAGTTTAGCAAATCTAGATATTCTTTCTGCTAATGGCTTTTCACTTGTCTTAGCATCAAACTCTGTCTGGGTCAAATAATCAAACATTACATATTTAGGATTTTCTATTGTATGATCCTTTCTTTTAATTTGTTTCATTATACCTTGGAAATCTTCATTTCCTTCTTTGTCCATTAAACAAATTTCACCATCAAATACTACTCCTACTACTCCCAATTGTTTAACCGCATCTTTAACAACTTGCAATGTTTCAAACTCATTACCTACTCTAGAATAACACTTTGCTTCTCCATCCAATCCTACAATAGTAATACATCTTACACCATCTAACTTTCTAGATGCAAACCAATTATCATCCCAATTAACTCGTTTAGGATCAAACTTATTTGCTAATGCTACATCAAAGGTTGGAATCAAATTTGGAATAACTTTGTTAATAACTGATTCAGACGCTCTAATTTCTAAGTTTCTATCTATAATACTAAAGATCAAATCTTCATATTCTTTATGTTGAAGTATAAATGCATTTACCATTGCAATTGCATCATGTCCTGTATATACCCTATCATTAAGGTCGTTTAACAATGTAAATATATCATCATGAATCTTATTCATATCACATATGTCTACGTTCTTTTTACATGTCTTACTGGTTACATAATACTTCTTATAAGGATCTAATGCATAAACTAATGCACTCTTAATAAATGAATTCTTACCGTAAGAATTAATAATAGTCTTTTTAACATTAAGAGAACTATTTGCTTTCATTTCATCTACAAATGCTTGGAGTACTTTGAGGTTTTTCTTCATATCTAATGGTTTTTATTTAATATCTTATATATAAAGATAAGGAATATATTTCAAATAACCTAATTTTTTTCAAGCTTTTTATCAGATAATTAATGATTTTTTAATCTTTACTTAATCTGATTGAGCATGAAATTTGTTATTTATATATGATGAAAGAAAAAATTGATATAACACCTGCGATATATATTACCATAATGGTTGTTGTATTTCTTATGGCACTATAACAGCTTCTTGTATAGTTTCACAACAGTAAAATAATCCATCTTTCTTTAAGAGGGTATCTGATCGCGTCCATTGTTTTAAGACCTGTTGATCAAAGTTAGATTTTAAGTCAGATACTTTAATAATACGTCTAACTAAATACTTCTTATTGTTATATTCTATAAAATTATAATTGAACACTGCGGGCTGGAACTATTTACTTAATTGTAACTGATTTAGGTTTTGCTTCATCTGCAAGTGGCGCATGAAGATGTAACAAACCATTTTCTAATTTAGCTTCTAATTGACCTAAGTCAAATCGTCTACTAATTCTCCATCCAAAGTTAAATGCTCGTTTAGCAATATTTCTTTGAATGTATTCTGTCCCGTTATGGCCAGCGTCTTTTTTATATTCTACTCGAAGTATATCTCCCTCAATATTAAGATCAATATCTTCTTTAGTTAAACCTACACATGCAATATCAATATTGAGCCCTTCTTCGGCTTCATATATATCTACTGGATGGTTAAGTTTAGTTGTATCTGCAAACTGATAGTCTACATCTGTTTTGAAAAAATCCTTAAATAGGATGTCGAATGGCGATGTGCCATATGGTGTTAATTTTGTCATAATTAAATCTCCTTAAATAATTTAACGTTAATAAAAAATGTTTTGTAACTGTCCAACCCGCAGTGAAGTCCAATTACATTAATAAATATCTAGTTTTCGCAGAAAGGGCCAACCTTACCTACAATTTTATATGCTTTAAAAAAACGATAGATATCAAATTCGCTTTTCTTTTTATCTGATGGCCATAATATAACTCCATCATTCATAATCTTTTTAACAAAATATCTAATTGCTTTTAGACTATTAGAATTTAAATGAATTTCAGAATCTTTAAATGTTGTTACACATAATCTATATGGACCCACAGTAAAATCTTCAGATGCAACTAATGGTGTCTTTGGCATATATTTGTCTGCCAACTTAGTTACGTGCTTAACTACCGCAACTTCTGTTCCATATTCAATTGCATCTGACAAAAATTCTACTTTATCTATATCATCTAGTGCTACAAATAAATCAAAATCATCTTCAAATATTTCTAATTCATCTAATTTCATTATTATCCTAATAATAGATTTTTTGATTCTGGTGATTTTATTTCACGTACAACAAACATGTTATGGAATTGAAGTAGTGATAATTGTTTACGTCCTGCAAAATATGCTTCCGCTTCTTGTTTTGTAGAAACTTCAACTAAACTTATATGCTGATTGTTTTCATTGGTTCCTTTAGTATACATTCCAAATTTTGACATATATTCCCTTTTATATAAATATTAGTTTTGGAAACCTTTTTCTATAGAAGCAGCTGCTATAACTTCAGAAATACGATTCCAACCTCGTTCATGATTATGTTCTAATATATTCATTAATGTATGAACGGTTTCTGATAATTCTCCTGATAAGATTATAGCATCACTTCCTTTTTGATACCAGTCAATAACGGCTTGACATCCACCATTTCTGTAGATGCCAATTATCTGCTCGTCATTAATATATCGTTTATGGAATCCCATTATCGCATCATTCCCATTTTATACTTTCTGTTAACTACATCTTTTGCAGTACCTAACGTTTTTTGAATCATATCTAATTCTTGATATGTTACATCAAAAGTTCTGTTTCCAATATGCAGTTTTCCTACTACTGGCTTTTCATTGTTTTCAAAATAATGTTGTGTTATAGAATCATTAACTTCGAAGTCAATTGAACCATATAATTTTCCATACTTACGAACTTTCTTTTGATCATAAGCTGCTGTATTGTTTACGTATCCCATATTTTTAGTTTTTATAAATTACTATTAGAAATTGATTAGTATTAGTCGTATGATCAACTGCTACGATATCAAATTTTGTTATTGCCCATGATGCTAATTCACCAGCATCATATGTTAATTGATTTTCTACTTCATATTTATCTGAAGAAAGTGATATTATTAATCCTTGATTACACATTTCATACATCTTATCAATTGTTGATTTGACATACTCAATATTAGATACATCTGTCATTGCATCATATCTTAAATTATTCGATTGTATATTAACACACCAATCTTTTTTATCTTTCACTTTTAAATTAGTCCAGTCATCACAAACCAAATTGACATTATCATATAAACTATTGCCGATATCTATTAATGTTTGATTTGCATCAACTCCTAAATAATCTACATTACCTGGACCGAATGTAGTTTCATGCCATGCATAAAAATCTCCACGACCACAACCGAAATCTAATATACTCTCTCCTTCTGGTATAGTTCCGACTATATCCGAATATGCTTCATATTGATCTTTACGACTTGCATACCCAACTACTGCTGCCGAATCTTCTAAATATCCTTGATTTTTCATCTCGGCTAACTCTTCTGCAGTTGGTTGTATTTCTGCTAATTCTGCAGCATCGTCTTCTGCATTAAGAATAGCTTGCTCATTTTCTTTGTCAAGCTGTTCTTGAGTTTCTGGTGGATTGATCTCCACTTCTTTTTCGTCTTTTTTCATAAACAATTTTTTAATTTTATTTAACATTTCTGCCTCTCCGTTTACGTTTACTGATTCTATGGTATTTACCCTCTTTATCAGAAAGGTCCATTCTATCCGGATGTGATCTATTAAAATTTTGAGTTGTCTTACATGCTAATGCAGCATATTCCCATGCTTTATCTAGATCATGCGTATTTGGTAAATAATATTCTTCAGCAATATATTTATTGCCAACCATTATCTTATAACCATTACCATCATGATCTACATAAGCATTAGGAAAATCTTTAAGAACTCTCTTTTTAAGTCGTTCTTTTTTAATCTCTTCTCTCATATTAAAATGATCTTGGACCTTGCGTTGGAAATATAAAGTCATTTCTTTTTTCCATTTGTCCCATCTTACCATCCTTTTCACCATCAAAATATAGAGGAGTACCTTTTGTAAAATTACCTCTAGTATGACCAAATCCTTCTTTTGCATAAAGATTTGTTGGTTCAATATCTCCATCTGCTACTGACTGATTAAATACTTCTGAAAGTTTAGAATTAATCATAGCATATGACTTTGAATACTTATTTTTTGTTTTATCTACAGGAACTAAAACAAATCCAGACCCTCCTTCGGCTCTGAGGTCATAATAGGTTTTGTTATCAGCCTTTCTTACATTTGTAATAACTCCTACCTGATTTACTCCTTCGTTTTCAAAAACAACTTTATCATTTATATTATATCTCATATCTACGAATTTTTAGTTGATGGTTCAATTACTTTACATATCTGTGATTTGGAAACAGATTTAACTTCGAATTCAACTCCATCATCTTTGAAGTCTTCATTCACTAATGCTTCTGCATGAGTTACAGTAAGTGCATCTACTAAATACGATTCTGATTGCCATTTAACTCCTTTCGGTGTATCGGTTGCAATTTTAACCTTTGCTACATAATAAGCCATAATTTTTATTTTTTAATTAATATACTATAATATAAGGACTTTATTTCAAAGATCCTAATTTTTTGTTAACTTTTTTTATATTGATTCGTTGTGCCAACTATTATCTAATTCTGATGAACAAGATACTTTAACTACTCTAGGAGCATAATATGCAAACCTAGCTCTACCTAATCCGTCTGTCTCAACTCGACTGATAAGACCTTTTCTCATACCTCTACGAAGCATGTCGGCATATTTTTTGTTTGATTGGATTGAATTGTTTCGATCATATCCAAAGGCTGCTTTGAATACTTCTGTTTCGGTCATTGGTCCTAACTTTCTTAAGACATCGACCATTTCGTGAACTGAATTACTTTTTGTCATTTATTAATTTTTAATCTCAGGCCAATTTCAGGCTTGACCTCTAACCT